TCAGTGAAGCTCCATGCCCCACACATCTTGCATCTCATGGGCTCTAGTTTAGCAATATCATCGCTGAAATCACCGTAACCCGCCTTCAGCAATAGATCGACCAGATCACCTAATCTCATAAATGCAAGGTAGTCCTGCGGACTCTTCTCCCCTTGGCCATTCAATCGACTAACTACGAGTGGCAAGTCACCAGTTCTCCTTGCTCTCTTTGTGACCTGATCGATCCATGCCTTTGGCTGGAACGCCGATCTAGCTTTAACCTCCATGTCGAACGGGACATGTGTTATATCTTTTCCAGCCCCTCGACCGATGTCTGCATGTGGCCACCATTCCGATAGGTAACGGGCAACTACACGCTCGGTCGAGAATCCTCGATATTTACGGCTTTGAGAGGCCATTGACCGCGTGGCACTTAGAACATGACCAACTTTTATTATTGAGGTTAACCTTGATGTCTTTGTAAGGAATAGCTTCATTACATAAGCAACAACGAGTGGTAAATGTAAACTCTTCAAGAATTGCTATGACTTCCTTTGATCGATGGATCTCATCCTCTGTTGGGAATGACTCCCATTCCCCATCTTGGTTCATAAACTGCAAGCGTCCCATTAGTGCTCTCCGAATCGTTTAGTAATCTCGCATTGTTGGCAGACGAGTAAAGCACCGTCAGGCGTTGTCCATTCGTTTACATGTGTAAAGATGTCGCAATAGGTGCAATTACTTACCCCTGCGTAGGCTGTGAAGCTATAGTCAAGGACCGCGTTCATGCTCGCACCTTCTGTCGTTGCCATGTGCCGTCTTCCTTGCTGATCTCGTACCAAATAACATCGTTTGGCGGTTCACAACGTCCACTTAATTCACCAGTTATCGCCGCCTTGCACTTCATGTGGCCCCATGGCTTGCCAGCCTTTGTCGTGCCCGTCTTCCACATCATCTCACCATGCTTGCAGTGAGGGATATCCTTCTCGGTCTGGCCGCCAATGATCTCTTTCACCGTCGCAACAGCTTCCCCCATTGTGGGAGGCATAGTCGCTGGCTTGATAGTCCATGGATCCTCTTCCTTTACTACTGGGACATAAGTCCCGGATGTCTCTGCCATTTTGGCTTTAGCCTTGGCTACTTCTTCAACCCCTGCCGATACTTGCTCCATGCTTTCACGTGTAGCGGTCTTATTCGAGCCTTTAAGCAAGATAATCGCCCTTCCAAGCGCTGAGGTGAATGTATCTTCTACATAATAACGAGCCATGTTTCGATTATATAAATCACGAGCACCAAATGCCACGTTAGTAACTGCTGGATTCGGATCAGTTATGTCTCTGTAGATTTCTGCCTTCACTCGTATATAACCCTTGTCTGGATCATGCATCTCAGTAATAAGATTTGACCTGCCCATAGGAAAGTTCTCAATAAACCATCGGTTCAAGGTTGCAACGTCTTCATAATCTTCTAAATTAAACATAGAGTTCATTCTCCTCAGTGTGTAGTTGGCCTGCTATTGCAAGATAGGCTGCAGCGTCGATGTATGTATCGACCTTTGCAGATTCCATACTTCGTGCGAGCTTGACCAATGCCATGCATGATGCCACTTGATAATCAGTAATAGGCATTTGGAGGAATGCAGACCAGAGGCATGCTGTTCGGGACATATTGTCCGACGGGTGACCGTAGTCCATTCCGCGGTCTTGAATTGTTGCCTTTGCTTCTGTAAGGAAATCACTAGCTTTCACACTCTCACCCTTTCTTTCGATGCGTAATAATCTCTCACAGCTTTGCGGCCTTTGAGATAACCTACGCGAATGCCGACGATACGGCCTAAATGGAAATATAGACCAGATAGCGCAATCATTGCAATCAAGTCGCCTAATGATGGATCAAACATTACAGGACCTCCAGAACCTTGGTCTTGAGGTATTGACGCAGCTCTTCGTAATATGGACGGCTTGCCCATTCTGTTGGGTAATCGTGTCGGACTGTATTGAGGATCTCTTCTAAAGCGAATAACTGCTTTTCATCGATCACTAGATTAACTGGCTTAACTTCTGTGTTTATCATGTTTAGCTCTTTTCTATCGACGCCCTTGGTCGATGGCTAAACTGTCTCACGCCCTAAGGGGGAAAATCTAGGAAATCAGATAACGAAATGGTAACAATTCTGCCGAGTCGATGTGGTCATCGATGTCCCGATCGAGCTCGTTATCTAGATCGTCCATAGCGTTTGCCGGAGACGACGAATGTCCCGTCCTTTTCGATGTAGATCAGATCAACTTGGACGTTCTTACCCTCGACGTACATGATGGCAAAAGCCTGCTGCCAGTTGGCCGAGCCTTTGGTATAACTGGCCTTGCTAAAGTCCATAAGATTACCAACCTCGACACCATGCAGAACACGCCCAATACGGCCTCCAGAGGCCTCTGAGAACGACGAACGCCCTGCCCTGTGAGTATGCCCCGAGATAACGCTCTTGCCGTGCCTACGGGCCGCCTCAAGGGCTGAAAGGCCCCCTTGTGACTTGATAGGGGTATGGTCGCCATGTACTGCGATCCAGCCCGGGGCAATGTTGTAAGGCTTCTTGTGAAAGGTAATGCCTAACTCATCGAGGCGCAAGAACTTCTCGAACCTAAGCTCGGGCAATGACAAGAATGAGGGAATCTTCCTCATGATCTGATTGTATAGGCGGTCCGTATGGTTAGACCGGATCATCTGTGTTACTTGTAAATCGTAAAGGACCTGAACAGCTTCCTCGCGATCATCTCCCAGAGTTTGCTCGTAGGCTTCTGGGGTTCCTTCTGACCATTTTGAGATCGTGTTGAAATCAATTTCGTCTCCGATTGTTACTACTTCGTGCGGTTTAAACTTGGCTATAAAACTGGCTAGATTCTTAACTGCTACTCGATCATGAAATGGGACTTGCAGGTCTGACACGATCACGATGCGTTTCATTAGTCCTCGTCGTCGTCCTCGTAGGGTAGGCGATCCACTCGGTCGGGGATCGATGGCAGAATCCAGTCAGGGTAAGCGTCTCGATCGGTAATGATTGCTAAGCATAAATCAACGGCAAAACCTGCTCGCCTTAATGATTTATAGAACTCATGCATTGAAATTGCATAAGCATCTAGCCGTGAGTAAGTATCGAGATCAATGACTTTTTTTCTTGCCATGTTAATAATTATCGGTCTAGAAGTATGTTGTAGATCTCATCGACACGCACATGGAGCGCCTTAATCTCAGCTAGTAAGTGACTGATCACGAACGCTGCAAGGCCACCGATCACGGCAAGGCTTGCAAAGTAAAAGGTGAAGAAGTCTGTCTGTGTCATTTCTTTTCTACAGTATCTACTGCGGCTTCAATAGCATCGACGACGATATCTGCAACGGCCTTCTTTGCGCGATAAGACTTAATAGCCGTGCGGATCACTGGGATCGCTATGAGTCCGAGAGTTGCATAGATAATTGCTTCCATTATTTTCCACCTATCATCGGGATGTTGAACCACGTAGAGTCTTCGTCGCCCTTGATAGTAAAGCTGACATGCGCGTGGTGAGTATGCTTATTAATCCCATCATAAGGACGCCAAGCCCAAGCCTTTTTAGATGATGCGATCTTGCCGTCAAAGATGATGTAAGAGATTCTCTTATTGCCAGACTTTGCAAGGAGTCGAATCTGATCGACCAAGTCAGGCATGAGATCGGGCTTCCGGCCTTTGCCGTTAAGGTCGCGGTCAACATCGATGGCACGAACCCATCCCTGTGCATCTGGATTATGATCAGACTTGCGAGCAGCGTGTCTCGTGTCACCGATCCAGCCGTCCGAAGTTCTATCTCTATCTGGGAATGCGTCATCTATCTGCTCTCTTAATTGGATAGCAGACTTTGATAGTCTAGGCTTCATCCAAGAAGAAGCTTCGCCTGATATTCTTTAATTGAATCTTCAGCTTCTTTGCCAGACTCAATTGTTAAAGTTTCGCCATCTTTAATAAATGGCTCATAATTTTCATCATTAGGGCCAAATGCGACTACCTCGCCCGCGGCATTTTTTACGATTTTATAGGTCATGGTGTGTACTCCGTAACTGTGATAGATGATGAAGCAACGCCGCCAAATAATTGGCCGCCGTTTCTACCGTTGAATGTCAAAGTTCCCGCAGCTTCTGGTCCTATTCTTACCTTAAAGGTAATGGCAGAAGTAGTACCGGCCGTCATCGTGTGTTTTAGTGTTTGTTGATAGGTATTAGTTGGGCCACCTGCTGCGTAAGAAGTATTTGCCGCCAAAGCATTTGCAACGCTGTCTTGGAATAAAGCCATGTTCATTGAAGCATTAGAGTTAATTGAGCCAAAAATCACAACATCGATTTGTAATTTATTTGTCGAAGATGTTGGAGTATATGAAAGACTCATATATTGATCACCCTCGGTATTCTGAGGGATTGTATTGTCTTGAGGCATTGTCGTAGTGCCTGTCGCGACAGTTCCAGTCTGTGTGTTGGCTACTCCTACGACCTTGGCAGTCGAACCTCCGCCAATGGCAACCCAAGCCGAACCTGAGTAATACTCGGTCGAATTGGTGTCCTTGAGGTAGGAGATCATCCCCTCTTGAGGTGAGGCGATGGCTGAGGTACGAGCGGCCGCGCTAGCGAACACCATGACCACCTGCGAGGCTAGATAGCCGTTGGCGTCTGCGGCGGTTAGTACGTCACCCGTCGAGAACTCTTTATATCCTAAGCCTGCTGCCATTGTTTATCTCCTAGTATCCTAATATGGATTGTCCGATTATACCGTAAGTCGATGATCCGATGATGAAGCCTTCGACTATTGGCTCAAGTGTTGTCACTGTGCACTTCATTGAATTAGGGGTTATATCCCACGCCAAGCCCTGCACCTGCAAGGTCTTAACAATTGTTGAGCCGTCTGGCTGAATGTTGGTAATCTTGACATTATCAAAGTAATCAAGGCCGATCATCGTATCTGTTGGGACATCTGTATCAAGCAAATCAACCGTCATCTGATCGATGCGGATAGTTGTCTCAGCACGGGTTGCCACATAAATCTTTGCAATGTCTAGAACTTGAGCATCCGTCTGCGGAATCATCTCTGTGACAGTAGTGCCATGAGGGAAATACTTGGCTGCTGAATCTGCATTGGTAGCAACTTGAGCCGTGCCGCCAATGCGTGTCATGCTGGCTTGATTGATGATGAGCTTGTCATCAAAGGCGTATTTGAGATCGCTGTAAGGGATGCCTGTAGTCTGGTTGAACTCGATGGGTGCTGATGCTAGGGAACCAATTACATCGGTTCTATCCTTGAACTCGGCCGTTCCATCGGGCAACATAAAGAATGCACCTTGCTCGGCGAACTCTGCAGCCTTGAGAGCTTCTAACGCTGTTCGAGCCGTCCCCGGGTCTGCCTGCACTGTGGTCGATCCTGTGTCAGTAACTCTCATCGATGTAGGGAATGAGACTTGATCAAGAATCTTGGTAATGCGTGTGCCTGTGGTCTGGCCTGCTGTTGCTCCGCTTACTGTGGAAACGTTAGCCATCTGAAATAAACGAAAGGCATCATTGCAAACAATATCGACGTATCCGATCTCTTGCCCTGTTGGATAGTAATATCGATAGGTCTCAACATAACCCGAGAACAAGAACTCTTGAGCTGTGGCCGTGGTCGCTGCTACGCGAATCTTGCGAAGTGGAGTTAGATAGCCAAAATAGGGGCTAGAAGTATTTTGGGGGTTAAAATAAGAATTAGGGTCTAGGACTCGGACAGTACATGAGCCAGATTCATAGGTGTCCCGCATGATGTTACGGCCACGTTGGATCTTAATGGATCGAGTTACGTCGCTAAGATCAACTGTCGGTGTCGGGACAGTCGAATCACCAAAACGAGATGTGCCAATAACGCCATAGCGGTCATCGCCAATGATAAAACCTAAGCCGAAGGTAGCACCTTGGCTAAAGTCGAATGAGACCGATATTGTGGCAGGTAAGGTCATCGAATGCCTACTGAACCTCTAGCCGCTACTCGATTTATATCGCTGAATGTGCCTGATAGAGATTGATTCACTTGCGTCTCTGTAATTGCTCCAGTGACTGCATTGCCGTCAAGATATACCTCAATGTTGATTGCTTGCTTATCTGCCTGCTGAAATGAATTGACGGCAGCCATTAACTCCATCTGTGCATCTGAGAATGTAGAAGATGGGGCCACTGGTGCAGTCTGTAATTGTGCTACAGATACGCCAAGAGATGCCGCCGTGTAGTTGAGCAAGTCTTGAGGTAGTGTCCAATTGCGGTAAGGGTTTGGAGCCTCTGGAGTGGTGAGCAATAAGGCGCGGAGTTCGTTCTGGCGTTTAGTTGCAGCTTCTAATTGATCAGATAACTGTGTGGCTAGAGTTGCATTACCTTCGAGGATGGCCTTTTGCAATAGCAAAGAGATGCGATCTGTCTCGCTGATCTTTCCCTTAAGGGCTGCCTCGATGCCGATAGCATCTAGGTTAAGAGTCTTTGAGGCCTTCTGTAAGGCTAGCGACTTCTTCTGTGTATCGAGACTCTTCTTCTGGAGTGCCGCTAATTCTTTAGCCCGCTTGGCCGCTGCTGCCTCTGCCGCCTTGCGAGCTGCATCGTTAGGATCAACGTAACCCGGGCCGAGTGCGCTCGATGGATATCCGCCCATCCCGGGAGTTGGAGCTTGTCCTCGAACGAAGTTAATAATATCTAGGAATGGCTTATATTGAGCAGGTAAAATCTTGTTGTAGTAGAGATTAATCCACTCAGAAACTCCGGGCAATTCTTTGAACTTAGAAATCATTATAGACAAGCCAGTAATAACTTCTGATGTTGCCACCGCTAATTCAGTCATTGCATCGGCTAGAGGTTGGACCGTATTGCCTTCTCCTGAAAGAATGCTCAAAGAATCTACTAGACTCTTTCCGATTATCTCAGAAGCCTCTCCTGCTGCTGTAGATAGAATGCTCAACTTGCCTGCATAGGTTTCAAGAAAAGCAGCATTAGCACCCGAGAACTGCTTACTTAGTCTTTCTTGCACATCTGCAAAGCTCATGGTCTTGAGTTCAGCCTGAGATAGTCCTAGCGAATACTTGCGCAGGCCTCGAGTTTGTCCTACATAAGCCATGCTTAAATCGTTGACAACTGTTTCAAAATCAACGCCAGAACCGCGTGAGATGTCTAGTGCTTGAGTGAGTAATTCTGTGGACTTAACAACTGAGCCTGTTGTTTGTAACAGCTTCTGCATCGATGGGCGGAGTTGATCATCGGTAACGCCTGAAGCCTTAGATAGTTGAGATATAAACTCCTCGATGCGTGGAGTCTCAAAGGCGAGGCCTAAGTTTTTGACAGACTGTGCAAGTCGTGTCGCTGCTTGCTCGTCTTCTATGAATGCCTTGGCTGCATTCTTGGCAAATTTGAGAACCTGCTGGGCTCCAAATGTAGCGGCAAGGGCTCCGCCTAATCTCTTGACGCCCTTCTCTAGGGTGTTAGTTGCTTTGCCAGCTTGATCGAAAGCTTTCTTACCTTTGAACTCGCCGATAATCGGGATGCGTAACTCAGCCATTATTGCCTCTCGCGTTAAACTTAGCGGCAGCCTTTTCGAGTGCCTTGATTACGCCTGCCTTGGCCTTACCTTGATCTTGCTCGTAAGCCTTAAACATCGCACGGCCTGCCATCTTGCCGCGGCCTGAAAGTGTGCCTGAGAAGCGCGGGCTAAAGTTGCCAGTCATCCCGGACTTGCGTCCGGCGGTCTCAACAATTGCACCCGCCGCTGTCTTATTGTGGATCGATACTGTTTGCACCCAACCTTGGCGATTAGGCTTAGTCGGTGTCAGTTTATAGCCAACACCTCGACGTGCCTCTGTTGCGTCGTACATTGGAAACTTGGCCGTCTTTACTTCATGCTTGACGAATCCAGACGGAGCCTCTGCATTAGATGGCAAGAACCCTCGAGCCTTCTTTACTAAAGGCTTCAAGAACCCGACCATCTCCTCACGGGTTTCTTTGTCCAGATCGGGATCGAATTGCTTCAGAGCTTTGCGAAGGCTAGTTGCGCCTTTTAGCTCTGTAGGCATCGCTCTGCTCCTTTGCTCGGTCTTTCAACGCTTTCAGTAACATCTGAAGCATTGATGAATCTAATTCGATTAAATCTTGTGGAGGGATAGCCGTCTCAATGCTCAATCGAGCTATGAGATAGTGGATGCTATCCCTGCCTAGGCCAAAGGGTCAGACTCTGCAACCTCGACACTCTTTAGGGTATCGAGAAAGTCCGAACCAAATGGCTTGACTGTGACTCCACTTAGTCGAAGGCCTTCCCATGCAAGCCAATAAACGTCTGACTGCTTTTCATCATCGCGGAACGCTTTGTGAAATCCCTTTTTAGCATATAGCTCGAACGCGTACTCGAGGCGAGGTGTAATCTCAATCTCGGTTACTGTGTTGTCTGCCATCGTTACAATTAGCTTTGCCATGCTGTGCCCCTTTGTTTAGTTTCTTAGAATGTGCCTGTGCTGGCGACTGCTACTGTACCAGAGACGTTGAAAGTAAGTGACTGAGTACCGAGGTCACCGACTGCGCCGTTGATGTCTGTAGTGCCGTTGATCAAGCAAGTCATAGTGTAGAGAGGGTTAGTCGCTGAAACGGCTGTTCCCTTTTCCTGTAGTAGGACTACTGTGACGTTTGTTCCCCAAGCAGCTTGCAAGGTAGCAAGTACGTTTGCAGATGCTGTGTCGTTGAGGAAGTCAATTGTGACTGATGATGCCTCGAGGCCTTTGACGAACTTGTGGCCGCCGTCGCCCATTGCTGTCACTTCGAGCTCGTCGAAAGTGCGGTTAAGTGTTACTGCTGTAACGTGGTCTGAAAGATCGACTGAGTTTACCTTCACGCCGACCTTGTTATTTAAGAATACAGCCATGAGATTATTCCTCGTCTTTCTTAGTAGTTACTGGCTTTGGCTTTGATGGTGCTACCTGCCCGATCTTGATCAGGAAGGCTTCTTGCTCTTTTTCCCACTCGGACATTTTAGCTCCAACTCGTTAGGACTGAGATATTGATATTACAGGTTAATAGATCACCAGAGACGGCACTGAGTACGGCTGGAGCCGAGACTTGGGTGACGTTATAGGTGTAGGCGGATGCAGCGAGCAAGTTAAAGACTCGCACGATGTTATCCTCCATCCCGTTCAGGTTTCCCTCGTTATCAAGCAAGGGAACCATGACGGAAATGACGAAGTTTGCCATTGGCGAAATTGATGCATGCCAACCGTTAGACGGTGAAATGTATGGATCAGCCGGGGCAACGATCACGCTATTTGCGATCGGTGTAGCAGGTGGAAACGAGAAGACTGAATACTTTGTATTATCTGTCAGAGCTGCTGCGATACCTGCGCGGAGTGTTGAAATGGCGGCCATTAGCCCACCATCGATCTCGGATCAAGATACGGGGCAAGAAGGCCACGGACACGAGCAAGCAAGGTGTTACCCATGCGGTACGGGCTTGGCTGATAGCCATCGATTGTCACGCCGCCGCTTGACGGTGCTTGACGAGATTGCCAAATATCGATGCAAATCATTAGCGACGCTTCTTGAATTGCAGGGATGGTTGTGTAATCTGTGTATGTCTCAGCTGCTGCAATGCCGAAAGGCTCGACTGTGTGACGTGGGTTGTCGCTGGTGTGAGTCGTGGTTATGTTAAAGGATCGAGCGTCGACTCCTGTGATTGTTTTAGTGCCGTTGTACTTAGTACCGGCACCTGAAATCACTACCGATTGGCCGACGTAAAATACTTCACGAATGTTCTGATCAAAGTAAAGAGTACCGACTGTGCCTGTGTTGCCATGAGCGATGATGTACTGCTGATTCTTCCATAGAAAGGGCAACAAGACGTTGTCTGCAGCGTCGCAAACAGATTGCAAGACTGCGTCAGTGTAGAGAGTGCCTACACCTAGAGCTGTGCGAAGTTCTGCAACTGTTGTCAGAGCCATATTGTTTACCTTTCTAAAGACTGGCGGCGGAGAAGGGCACTCCGCCGCCAGCGACTTAGGGGTGGCTTACGCCTTGTTGTTCTTGAATGCGCCCGCTGCGACCTTTGTAGCGATTGCTCCGAAGCCGTAGTAGCCAATTGTTACCTGTCCTGCTGCAGTTGATTCTGCGCGTAGGCGGTAGGTTGGTGACTCGTACCATGTGTACGCATCTGGGTTAACGATAAGGATTGTTCCATCGCCATCGCCACCGTTTGTTGGATCAACGTAAAGGTTGAGTCCAGCAACGTTACCTGTGAGTGAAGTTGGAGCAACTGCTCCGCCTGCGTTCATTGGCTGTGACGCTGTGTAGATAGGGCGTCCTGCATCGTTGAGTGACATGATGTTTGACCATTGTCCGGTAGATACGACCATGTTGCGAGCAAATGGGTTTGGAAGTCCTGCTGTTGCGCCATAAACAGATGCTGATCCGCGAGCAACAATTCCGAGAAGTTCGGCGGCTGTTGGGTAGGTTACTGTTGTTGTTGCATCTGCAGTTGCGCCAGAGATAAGTGCAGCGTTTACTGCTGCGTTTGTTGTCTTTGCGTAAGCTGCTGCCATGTTGCGGACGAGCTCATCGAAGAATGCTGGAGATGTGCGATCTAGCAATTCAACTGAGAATGTCTGCTGTCCAGCATACTTCTGAACTGTCACTGAAAGGAAGCTGGAGTTCTGATCTGTGTCGCTGAATGCGTCGCCTTCTGGTTCGATTGCAACTGTTGGCATCTGTGTGATCTTTGGGATCTCAAATGTCATACCTGCATCTGGAAGCACTCCGCGAGAGATTGCATCGATTGATGGACGGATAGTAGTTCCGAGAGGGTTAATGATTTCTGAGAGTTGACGTGTTGGCACTAGACCAGCGTTGTCAGATGTGTCTGCCGCTGCTGCGATCCATTGACGAGCTGCGTCGTCTCCGAGTGCTGCGCGGATTGTGTTCTCTGCATACTTTGCAGCTGTTACTTCGATGCGTGGCTTTGTGTAGGCCATTGCTGTTACAGCAGGGCGAGCAGCTTCAACTGCGGCAGCCTCAACTGTAGGTGTTGCTTCGACTGCTGGAGTGGTTTCCACTGTGGCTGTCTCGCTTTCTGTTGGTAGGGTTTCTTCAACGGCTTCATCTTCAGAGGCCGCGATATCGGTTACTGCTGCAGACTTAAAGGCTGCTGCCTGAACCAAACTTACTTCGAGGAGGTCTGCACTCGATACATAGAGCACGCCATTCTTTGGCTTTGCTGCGTTGACCATAACTCCGACTGAAAGACCAGTGCGAAGTTCTTCCGAGGCTTCAATGAGTGCATCGGTGCCACGGGATGACTTAGAGATCTTGAACGACGCGAAGATGCCGTCCTCGGTCTCATTGAAGAATTGAGCGCGGCCGATTGGCTGCTTTGGATCGTGCTCCAGTAGGAGCTTCACTTTAGACGAATCAGCGATATTAATCGCGCCACGCTCAAAGACTACAGCTCCGGCGGATGTGTTTCCGACCTCGCCGTTAAATGGGACAATCTTGCCAGAGATTGTACGCTCTGACGCGTCTGCTGTGAGTTCTGCAGAGAATGTAAGCATCTCGCTCATATCATGCTCTCGCTTCCGTTAGGTGTGAGGTCTGTCATTTCCATCGCTTGCTCTTGGGTAATCAGTTGAAGATCGAGCAATTCACGAATGATTGATAACTCCACAAGTGGATCTGTGCGGAGGTAATTCTTATCTATATCGAACTTGACGATATTGCCGCGAGCCGTAATGTCATCCATTGAAAGACGATCCTCGATGGCTGAGATAAATGGCTGCAAGGATAGTGTCAGGAATTGCTTGCGCTCGTCCGTGACGTTGGCATAGGTCATCGTTGTATTTTGATCCGCTGAAACGTAATACGGTGGCACGTTGCAAAGGCGTGCAATCTCTGTTGCGAGGTTCTGAATTGCTTCGTTGTACATCATGTCTTTTGGACTGAATCCAACTGCTTCATACTGGAGGGTTGATGTCAGGTAAGCCGTAGAGCGATTTAGTCGAGCGTTCTTCCACGCTGCAAGGAGTCCCTGCACTTCTGCCGGAGGTAAATCAGCTCCAGAATTGCGGATGTAACCTGTTGCCATTGGGGTCGCTGCTGCAACTACTGAGGCCTTCTGAATATCTAAAGCTGCGCGAATTGTAGAAACGCCAGTGTTTAGAATGCCATCGCTGAGTGACTGGAATGTAATCAATGAGCCAAGGCCGTCCATTGGTACGGTTGTGCCATCAATGGCGTAAGACTTTACGAATACATTGTCACGATCAAGTGTGGCTGTGACTCGGCTGTTTGCGATCCACTCAAAGCGTGAAGGGCGTCCGTCTTCTTGATAAGTCTCTACTACTTGCCAGAATGCTTGACCGTAAAATAGAAGCGAATCAACTGTATAAGCAATAGTGACAGAACGTGGCTGATGGTATGAAGGTTGGTCAAGCCAGAGAGGCTTGCCTAATTCTTCGCCTGTTGATTTTTTGTAAAGTTCAAGAGGAATGGTTCCGATGGTGCCAGCAAGAAGGTTGCGGCATCGAGCTAGTGCTGGAACTCCCATTGCTTCAGTGCGTCCAACATAAGCAAACTGGAACGGCATCGCATAAGGCGAATACTCACCTAGGACCTGAGGAGCTGCTTGAGCCTCTATAGAAGCTTTTGGTGCTGCACCCGTAAGGCGCGAAAGGATACCCATAGAGGGCAATTATACACTACTCGGTGTAAATCGCTGCGATCTGTTGAGGTTTTAATAACATCGATACAACCATGGCGAGAGAGATCGGAGCCGATACATCTCCCGCGCTCTTACGTTTGACGATGCGCCAGCTTGAATCGTTGGTCTTAGCGGCACAGTTATTCATTTGTTTAATCAACTCTTCTTGGCCGTTATGAACTACTCGATTATTTACCAGACCATCAAGTAGGTCGGAGCAAGCCTGATAAAACTGCTGGCCTGAAACATCCTGCACTATCTGGCCAGCATTGGCCAATCTTTCAGCAATCGATTGCGTCGTGTACTTGTCGAAGCAGATCATCTTGGGCCGGTACTGATCCGCCCACGCTTTAACATCTGCTGCAATTCGTAAATCATCTACCGAGACTTGACTTTCCCACGTCTGGAGGATGCCGACACCGATTCTTCCGTCACCCATAATCTGACCAGCAACGAGGCTTGCATTGCGGCGAGATGGAGAAACATCGAACCCAAAGACTGTATAGCCACCCGGCGGAATCTGGAGCGTGGCATCGGAGGTCGCCTCAAGTACGCCATGAGGCCACGGACTTTGCAGAGAATCGATCCATTGACATAGAAGCTCTGTTCTAGTGTCTTCAATTTTGTTAGTTGCCACAGCTTCTTCAAGTGATTCCTCCGTTATTGTGTGACCAAGTGCCGGGTTAGCAAATGCCCAACCGTTGCGGTCTGTGATCTTGCAGTATTGCGGTGCGCTGTATTCGTAGAACCCGAAAGACTTGGGCGGTGCTGAGAGTGCTCGCTCTCGGAGATTGTTGAGCGTTTCTGAGAACGCATCGCCTGCGTTGCTACTCAAGAAGGTCTGGCTGTTAGGTCTGGCACGAGTGGTTGGGATCGCAGCCGTGTAGCCGTCTTTGCTAATCTCTCGAACTTCATCGATCCACAAGA